GGCCTTTTTGGAGTCATGTCGGAAAGGGGAGCCAATTAAGATTGACTGTTGCTATAAGGTAGTTTTTAAACACGAGATGCACTACGCTAGTGGTGCACCAGGGTCGCAGGCAGCAGTTCAGTTAAAATGTCGAGAGTTCTTTATTCCACATGCTACGGTAATAGTGATTGAGAGGGTTATGTGTTTGTTCCGTCACTATATAAATCGAGGAGATGTGATACGAGTTGGAATGCCCTGGTTTTTTGGAGGGGCATATAAGTTGTACATCTATTTGAACAATTGTCCAGGGATGACATTTGATGAAGGTGACTTCGCCAAGATCGATAAGACAATCAAGGCGATATTATTAGCACTTCATGTAGGTTCCGGATATATGTATTTAGATTTGGATAGTATGACTGTGGATGATGCTCGTATTTACCGTATAGCATTGAAAATTTTAGCTAAGATTCGTATAGTTAAAGTTACGCGATTGGAAGGCAATCAGTGGGTGGTGATGACAGGAGTAATGCCTTCCGGGAGCTTTGAAACCAGTGACGGGGATTCATGGATAGTTGTTCTTCTTGTGTGTTGTTGGGTGGAGCACTTGAGGGAAACTAATCCGGTGGCGTGTCAACTAGTTGATCGGTACTTTTTCGATGAATATCGACTAGTTTGTTATGGAGATGATCACGTCATGGGTTTTGGAGTCCATCTGCGGGCAATAATGAGTGAATATGGTTTCGCTCAGTACGTATTAGAGTTTTGGGATATGGAAATTAAGGACGCAAAGGTCGGTCAGCCTCTCCTTACTCGCGTTGAAAATGATGCGGTAGTGGAGTCGGGAATAACGTTTTTGAAGCGCCGACTTATAGCGAAGCCGTTCCATATGCCCGAGAATTGTGCCCCAGTGGTTGCGTGGAAACCAGCTTGGTACCACTTTGTTAGAATTCCTTATTCAGCCGAAGGTCGAATTTCGTGGTCGAGAGTGGTGTGTTCGATAATAGGCCATGCGTGGGATTGTCAAGGTACAAATCTACACGCATATAATGAGTTAGCATTCCTATATAATGATGTAGTCTCACATTTGGACTTGTCTTCTGCTGGTATAAGACAAATGGTAGAGAAGGAATTTGCTGACCAAAAAGTCAAGACTAAGATGTTGATGAAGTTAGGACTGAAACCAGAATCTTTCTTTCAGTTTCCAACAATGTCCCAGCTAGCCATGTACAATGAGTACTCTGATAAGAGTGAGTATAAAAAGAATCCGGAGGAAGCTTTCCAGACCTCCGATTTTTCAGGATTGGCTGCTTTTGAGTTTGGAAATGATGATGACTGGTAGTCTCCATGTCTTGGCAATAACTTAATTGGATGGGTAGAAAAATAGAAAAACACAAGCAAAATTCCTCAAAGGGG